TCCATGATGGCTCACATAGTGAAAATTATGAAGGTTGGTGATTCATTTCGCATGAACGTTGGGGTAACAAAACCGTACAATCAAAATTAGGTTGTCAACAGGAGGCGTTAAAAGCGTGCTACCTCCTAGTGAATAAATCATTCTATTGGTTTATTTGCAACACGACCAAATTGCGGGAACGTCCTGAGAGCCTTTACTACCACCCTATTGTTGGAAACAACGGATAGGGGATCTCGGTTAATAGCCGAACCCGATGGTAAAAATGTAAAGGATTGGGCAATCCGCAGCCAAGCTTCTAAGTCCGTTATGATAAGGATATGAAGAAGGTTCAACGACTTGATGATCGTGGTTCTCAAATGAAGGTCTAATCAACCCGATGAGGAATAAGGTAAAGTCTGGTCCTGATACGAAAGGTCAGGTGAATTCTATTTCACTGGGTGAGTGAAGTATAATTCTGTAAAACACAACGGCTGATTTTGACGGGGACGAGATAAATATTTGTCTCTAACATGTGGCTGCTTATTAAGTTGTAGACAATACTTAGTAAGGAAAACAGTGGAATGTCTGCTTGTTTAATATTTTGGACAGAATGTTAGACAAATATAACCATATAGTCAATGTATTAAATCACATAAAAATAGCTCATATAACATATTAATATATGTTAGAAATTTACAACAAAGACGAGTTTCATAAAGTTGTTGGTGAAATATACAAAATAACAAATACAGTAAACAATAAATGTTATATCGGTCAAACACGAAGTCATCGCTTAAATCATGATAAGTATAGACCATTTGGATATTTGGGAAGATTTAATCATCATATTAGTAGTGCACGTTCAAATACTACAAATCATTGCAGTTATTTGAATTCAGCCATACGCAAATATGGTCCTACTAATTTTATATGTGAACTTATTCAAACATGTAATGTGGATGAACTAGATACATATGAATGTATTAACATTATTAATCATTCTTCCAAATATCCAAATGGATATAATTTAACGAACGGAGGACAAAAAATTGGTCACATAAATGGTACAAAAATTGTATTTCATGATCCCAATACTGTCCAATACGAACGTGAAAAAGTGTCATTGAAACGAAGTGATTATACAAAACAATTGATTTCTGAGCGTATTAAATTTGCAAAAAAAGATATCACACACCGTGAAATGCAAATGAAACATACACAAAATCAACATAAAGAACAAAAGTTTGACCGATATAAACATGTTACTGTAGACGTAAATAATCTTGAACAATACATGTATGTAATTCGTAACAACAAAGAAAATTACGAATTCATACGTGTAAAAATTCAAGGAATTAAAACCAACTTCGTAGGTAAGTATGAAACAATATTTGAAACTAAAAAACGAGCTATACAATTTATAAATGATTTAATACAATGGCAACACAACCAAATTGCGGGAAACTCCTTAGAGACTTCACAGACCACCTCATTGTTGGAAACAACCGATGAGGGAACTCGGGTAATGACCGATCCCAATGGTAAAACCGGTGAAGTATTGGACAATCCGCAGCCAAGCCCCTAATCTCGTTATGATAGAGAATGGGGAAGGTTCAACGACTTGATGATTGTGGGTCTCATATGATGGTCTAATCAACCTGATGAGGCATAAGGTAAAGTCTAGTCCTGAATGAAAGTTCAGGTTGGTACCCGCATTTATTTCCACACGATAAATGCAGCCAAAATGGAATATGCATGTCCCCCAGAGTGTAATAACAGAAACAGAGCTGCGTCATTTGGCGGCAATCCCATATCAAATTATTAACCCCGGATCTAACAAACCCATTATTGGAATCTTTCAAGATTCTCTCTTAGGTTCTTTTCGTTTCACCCGAAAAGACATTACATTTACTCCCTTAGAAGCCATGGGTTTACTCATGACCTTTCCCCATGTCAATGTAGATGAATTACGTAAATTAGGAGACGAAATCACTAGTTTTGACATTATTAGTCAAATTATGCCCCCTCTAACTCTTAAATACAAAACGGCTCTGTTTGATGATGGTGAAGATGCCAAAATTTCCAACAACATGTTGGAAATTCGTGCAGGTAAGTATGTTCGTGGACAAATGGAAAAAGGCGTATTTGATTCAGCAACTAAAGGTATTTTACATCGTATTTGCAATGATTATGGTAATGTTGCGTGTGCGGATTTCAATGACAATATGCAAAACATTGTCACCGAGTATATGAAAACGAGTTCATTCAGTGTTGGTATTAGTGATTTGATTGCTGACCGCAAAACATACGAAGAAATTTCTGAATGTATCAAACAACAAAAAATGGAAGTACAAACCATCATTGACAAAGTTCATCTCGGTATTTTTGAAAACACCACTGCGAATACCAACATGGCTCAATTTGAACTGATGGTAAGTAATATTCTGAACAAGGCTACAGATAATGCCGGTAAAATTGGTAAGAAATCTCTCAGCAAAGACAACCGGTTCTTAATGATTGTCAATTCCGGATCCAAGGGCAGTCTAATCAACATTTCTCAAATGATTTCTTGTCTAGGACAACAATCGGTAGATGGTAAACGTATTGCGTATGGATTAGATGATCGTACACTGCCTCATTTCAAAAAGTACGATGATTCACCCACATCGCGTGGATTTGTAGAAAACTCCTATATCACTGGATTGAATGCCCCTGAGTTGTTCTTTCACGCCATGGCTGGAAGAACTGGCTTGATAGACACGGCAGTGAAATCCGTTACCAGTGAAACTACCATTCTTATTTTAGAAGATGGACGTCCGAAATATACCGAAATCGGTGCATGGATTGATGCACAATTGGATGCAACTGAAAACAAAAAACACGTGGAACATTCACCCAATGACCGTAATTTGGAATTATTGAATCTTCCATTAGAACAAGTGTATATTCCCACTGGAGATGAAAATGGTACAGTGACATGGGGAGAAGTCACCGCAGTCACGCGTCATGACCCAGGGGAACGTTTATACGAAGTAACTACCCAAAGTGGACGCAAGGTAACCGTGGCAGAAAGTCAAAGTTTACTTATTTGGGATAAGGAAACCTCTACATTTGTACCAAAACATTCTACGTTGGTTGAAGTAGGCGATTCAGTTCCAGTTACCATGAATTTGTGCAAATCACCGATTGTCTTGGATCATATACAACTATCGGATTATCTTCCCAAGACAGAATATGTGTACGGAACCGAATTCAACCGAGCAATTCAAATGATGGAATGTGCGATGGAACAACGAAAAGAAATACCCAATGTAGGTTCTCAAACACCAGCCTACAAACAAATTCCCCGAGGTTGGTGGAAAGAACACAACGGCACGAGTTTCGTGCTTCCTTATACCAAAAAATCATCACTACAACGTACCTCTGTCCGTTCACGTCTTGACCATATTCAAGACGGATTTGTATATCCGTATCATTCTCACCGTGAAGTGGCTCCTATCGCAGATACATTTCCTTTGACCGAAGAAAATGGTATTTTCATCGGATTATTCTTGGCGGATGGACATTCTGCAGATGGACATCACATTACGATTACCAAAAACAACGAAAACATTCGTGCATTTGTTCGTGCATGGTTTACCAAACATGGAATTGTGTACAGAGAGCATGTTCGTGTCATTGACCATGAAGATGTGGTGATAAAAGGAACCACTACCACCATTACTGGAACATGCAGTGTATTCGCTCAATTTCTGGACAAATGGGTGGGACATGGTTCTGCTAATAAATATGTGCCAACAGAAGCCTTTGTCGCCAACGATGAGTTTGTCAAAGGAATTTTGAATGGATATATTTCTGGAGACGGTTCTGTTTGTGAACGTGGAAGTATTTCAGCGACTTCAGTATCACACCGTTTGATAGAAGGTATTTCCATGTTATGTTCACGATTCGGTATGTTTGGAAAAATAACTCAAAGACAACACAAACCAACCAACACTACCCAAACACCATTACCATCAACATCTTTATTTATTCGTGCACAATGGGGTAAACTCTTTACTGAAAACATTACGCTATTAGAAAATGACAAAAATGATCGTTTGAAATCTGTTAATTGGACATTGTCCCATCGCAATTACAAATCACACAATGATGTAGTATTGGATCCGATAGTTTCTATTCAAATCACTGGTGTAGAAAAACATCCCAAATTATATGACTTAACCATTCCATCTACGTTAAATTTTGGCTTGACAAATGGTCTCATAATCCGTGATACCTCCCAGACCGGATATATCCAACGCAGGTTGGTAAAAGGATTGGAAGATTTGTATATTTCCTATGACATGACGGTACGAAATAACAAGGGGAAAATCATCCAATTCCAATATGGCGATGACAATTTTGACTCCACCAAAGTAGAAAATCAAATACTCCCACTGGCTGAAATGTCTCTGGAAGATATCTATATGCATTATGATTTACCTGGAACAAGTGAAGCCGAAAACAATTTACGTATGTCTATTTTCACCAAGGCGACAATTTCACGTATGAACAAACAACGGGCGCAGTGTAAAGAAATGTGTCACAAATACATTGAACGTTTTGTAGAAGCACGTGATTTGTTAATCAACAAAGTATTCAACAATCAAAATGAAAAATCAGTACGTATTCCGGTCGCATTCCAATACATTATCGCGAACATTCATGGACAGTTGCATCTGGATGAAAATTCGGCGGTGGATATCACTCCTCTAGAAACGTTTCAGATGATTGAAGAATATTATCAACGTATGAATTCCATTCCCTGTGTCAAAACCAATCAATTGTTTGAGATGATTTATTATTATTATTTGAATCCCCGTGATTTGTTGGTGAAACGGCGATTCCATCAAAAAGGACTGGAATTGTTGTTGGAAACCATTCTTCTCAAATTCAAAGAGGCTTTGGTACATCCTGGTGAAATGGTGGGGGTAGTTGCAGCTCAGTCAATTGGTGAGCCCTCTACGCAACTTACACTTAATACATTTCATCATACTGGTATTTCTAGTAAAACCAATGTAACTCGTGGCGTACCTAGAATTGAAGAAATATTGCGTTTGACGAAGAATCCCAAGAATCCATCCATGACGGTATTTCTCCATCCATTGGACGAAGCCCACAATGAAAAAGCCAATACATATGCTATGAAAATAACCCATACGAAACTCATTGATGTTGTCAAAAATATTCAAATATGTTTTGACCCCATAGTACAAGTGACACAAATAGAAGAGGATCAACTTTTGATGGAACAATTTTATCAATTTGAACAAATGGTGGAAGAATGTATTGCGGCACCCGAACGTAAAAATGACGAACCTGCCAAATCCAAATGGATCATTCGTATGGAAATTGACAAGGAAACTTTGGTAGATAAAAACATTTCCATGGACGATATTCATTTTGCAATAGCGAATAGTGATTATGGTAAAGAAATTCAGTGTATCTTTTCCGATTTCAACATGGACAAATTGGTATTTCGTATCCGTACCAATGCCAATATGTTTGACAAAAAAAC